AATATAAAGGAAGAAACTAAATGGATAAAGATATTGTTGCAAATTTTGAGAATTTATATCGTTCTTACAAGAAGGTTAAAAGCGGTAAAAAATTTAACTCAGGCACTGCAAGGTTTTCTAATTTATCTCTTGAAGGCATTCACCTTCTAAAAGAACAGTTGGAAAGCCAAACGTATACCATAAATCCATATAATAAGTTTCAAATCCACGAGCCAAAAGAACGTACAATAGAATCATGTGCATTCAAGGATAAAGTAGTGCAGAGATGCTTTTCCGATTATATTCTGACTCCGAAGCTTGAAAAAATTCTGATTAAATGGAATACCGCTGGACAACAGGGAAAAGGACAACATATGGCAATGGACGGTTTAAAGGAGCAGATGTTGAATTTCTATGAAAAGAATGGAATAAATGGATGGATTGTAAAATGTGATATTCATAAATATTTTTACAGCATAGATCATGAAATAATGAAAGACGTACTTGACTACTATTTTGATGATGATTTTGCAATCTGGCTGAATCATTTATTTATTGATAGCACAGGAAATCCAGGACTGCCATTAGGGAACCAGGTAAACCTGAAATATGCATTGCTACTACTTCATTCGCTAGATCAGATGATAACGATTGAATTTGGAAATCCATATTACGGACGATATAACGACGATTTTTATGTGTTGTGTAAAACAAAAGACATCGCCAGAGAAATTCTTGAAGCAGTCCGAATGATTATTGGAAGCCTTGGCTTGGAATTAAACCCGAAGTCGCAGATCGTACCGTTCCGAATGGGACTGTGTTATCTTGGATTTCATCATTATGTGACTGATGAGGGGAAATATATCAGAAAATTACGTGGTGACAGAAAAAGAAATACTCAGAAAAGGGTTCGTGCAGTAAACGAAGAAAAGATGCCGGTTGAGAAATTCAACGAAAAGTACGGAGCATGTAAGAACCATATGCTACACGGAAACTGCATCAAATTATGCCACAGTATGGATTTGGAAATTGAAAGGAGAATGAAATGAGATTAATTAGTCAGACGGGAGATATTGACATTCCTTACGAAAATGCTTCATTAAGCAGAGCTGAAAATATCATAAGAGCATATATTCCAGAGACCGGTGAAAAAGGAACAATTATGGCTGCTTACTCAACAGAAGAACAGGCGAAAGAAGCAATGAGCATGGTTATATATGCATATATTTCAAACAAACCAATAGTCATTCTTCCAAAAGAAGGAAAAACAAAATTGGAATCGACTTTCTTGGGAAGATACGAATTAAGGCTTCTTAGAGAAAATCTTCCCAATGTAATGGATTTAAAAAACGAAAATGGAGACTACGTTCTTCCACTAAAAATAAGAGATAGCATCAAAGAAATTGCCGCAGCTTTAAATGTAGCGGGATTATAAAATAATCGGTATTAATTTTGCAGAAAGAAAAGGAGGTGATTCCAGTGTTCATGCGAGTAATTTCAACAGGAAGCACAAAAGGAAACTGTTACGCTTTGCAGTCAAGGACAGGCGAGATTGTTCTTCTTGACTGCGGATGCAAGTACAAGAAAATCCTCAGAGGGATTGACTACCAGATAAACAATGTTTCCGGTGTGCTTATTTCACATGAACATGGTTAAGGCGATCACACCGAAGCTGTTCATGAAATCATGAAAGCCGGAATCACAGTTTATACCGGGCAAGAAACA